TTTGGATATAATGCCTGTGTTTGTTCTAATAGTAATTTCTTTGAATTATATGCATCTTCAGCATATTTTTTCTCAATATCAAATCTTTCTTGTTCTGTCTTGGCATTAGCCATAGCGACAGCCTTAGCGTTATCTAAATCAGCCTGTCTTAACTTCTCAAGTTGTTCGTAATTTGCTTTTTGTCCTTCAACCCATTTATTATGTGCTTCAGCGGCTGCTTCTAAGTTCTTTTTTTGTGTATCGGTAGTTTCCTTTGTTCCCTCAACAAATCTATCATAAGTTTCATAAATAGCATCAACAGCGGCACTCGTAGAACCTTTTAATTGTTCCACACCTTCGTTAATCATGGTTAAATCCTGTGTAAATATACCAGTAAGGATTTTTCCTACACCCACGCCTGCTTCTTTGATAAAGGTGAATAGACCATATAACGTTGAAAAGAAAACACCAACTTGGTTAATAACAAATGGGAGTGCTTGGATTGCTAAATCAACTAAAATATTAAAAACAGGTTCTAATGCTTTGAAGACACCACCCAAGATTTGTTCAAAAGCAATCATGATAGGTTCCAACTTCTTCATCGCTTTTTCATTCTGCGTGAAGGCATTAACCAAAAGTCCTACTAATGAAACTATCAATCCAATACCAGTAGCTTTGAGTGCTAAACCAAACTTGTTGGTAGAAGAAGTCATAGTATCTAAACCTCTACCTAACTGACCGACAATACCAGGTGCTCCCGCTAAACTATCAATAAAGCCCTGACTTTGTCCTTTAGCAGTTTTTGTAGCATCACCAATATCATCAATACGTTGTTGTATTTTTTTGAAATCATCACTACCTGCTACGGTTTCTCTTTGTAGTTTCTTTAACTCTCTGAGGCTTTTTAATGTCCCCTCAGCGTTAATCTGTGCGTCAATTCTAACCTGTAAAGTTTGTTGTTGAGCCATTACTTATCAATTCTTTTTTTTGCAATCTCAAAAAACTCAGGTAAGTTCTTTAATTGCATATACCATTTATGGAACTTATCCCTTTGTGGAAGTTCAGCATTTAATCCTCTCCTTAAATCACCAATAGGGTCTATTAACTCATCAGGTTCGTTCTCTTGGACTTTCTCTTCTATCATAGTATGAAATATCATATTTTTTTTAATCAGTTATATCAGGTCTTAAATTGACTTAGGTGCAACATTCACTAATAGTTCCGCTTACAGGTATTACATCAGCGAAGTCAAATGTTGGACTTGCGACCTCACCACATGCTGGTAGTGCCGCGCACTGTATATCACTTGTAGCAATAAGGACATCACCAACAGTTCCACCAGATATAAATGTATTCCCTGTTGAACTATCACTATAATGTGTTATTACATTCATATCAAATGGAGCCGCTATTGTAGTTCCACTACAACCATTAAAGAACTCTATAAATGTATCTGTTGTACTTGCGAAATAACCAGGACAATCAAAACATTCACCAGGAGCACTTTGCACCGATGTTATTGTATAACAATATGTAATAGGTGTTGGTGTCGGTGTTGGATTTGGTGTCCCTGAATTACTTGGTGTATTAGTCGGTGTTGTTGCTGGAGTTGAAGACAAACTTACTGTTGGTGTTTGTGTAGGTGTTGATGTTGTTGTAGGCGTTGGTGAAGGACAAGAACTAAATACGGACATAGCACCATCCGTTCCAACTTGGAACACTTCAGATCCACTAACTGATCTGAACCATTTATTATTTCCATTAAACTTATTAGCAGGTATAAATGTAGTATTAACATATAGTGGAAGACCATAAGTTATTGCTGCTTCTTGGAATGAAGTTATACCAGCCTGAGGAACATATACTGTTTGTGGATTACAGAAACCATTACAAGCATCACTATCACTATTCCATCCAATTCCACCTGTATCAACACAAAGTGTTAATGGTGTAAAATTGGTTTGTGTTGCGGTGGGAGTATTGGTAGGTGTAGATGTGTTTGTAGGTGTGTTTGTCGCAGTATTACTTGGAGTATTGGTTGTAGTATTACTTGGAGTATTGGTAGGTGTTCCTGTGTTTGTAGGTGTATTTGTAGGGGTGTTTGTAGCAGTATTACTTGGAGTATTGGTCGGTGTATTTGTAGGAGTTCCTGTGTTTGTAGGTGTATTTGTAGGGGTGTTTGTAGCAGTATTACTTGGAGTATTGGTCGGTGTTGATGTGTTTGTAGGTGTATTTGTTGCCGTATTACTTGGAGTATTAGTTGGTGTTCCTGTGTTTGTAGGTGTATTTGTTGCGGTATTACTTGGAGTATTGGTCGGTGTTCCTGTGTTTGTAGGTGTATTTGTTGCGGTATTACTTGGAGTATTGGTCGGTGTATTTGTAGGAGTTCCTGTGTTTGTAGGTGTATTTGTTGCGGTATTACTTGGAGTATTGGTCGGTGTATTTGTAGGAGTTCCTGTGTTTGTCGCAGTATTGGTAGGTGTATTTGTCGCAGTATTGGTAGGAGTATTTGTTGGAGTTCCTGTATTCGTAGGTGTATTGGTAGGTGTTGTGGTATTAGTTGATGTGTTTGTTGGAGTGTTTGTAATAGTATTGGTAGGTGTTTGTGTAGGTGTTTGTGTAGGTGTTGATGTATTTGTCGGTGTTGGACTTGGTATTGGTTCAACATTAAAGAATAGTGATTGATTACCTGCAAGATAAAGTGGAGAACAATTTGGATTATCACTTATTAGGAATAAAAAGAAACTAGCACTTTCTCCTGTTGAGGTAAATTGTAATATATTACTTAAATAATATCTTGTATCCACAACATATTCATTAACATATTCACCAGGATTAACCTCAAATTGTCCTACAAAACTATCAATAGTAAAATCTACTCTATCCCAAGTTGCTCCAGAATAATTATCAAAAGGTGCTGGTTGCCAAGTCGGGTCTAATATGTTTAAGTCAAATCTATATGTTTGACCTATTGTAGGCGGTACTAATACACCAACATTACAAAAACTCCCTAAAGGATTAGGTATTGTAGTTTCTGGTTGTAAATCAGTAAAAGTATTACCACTAAAAGTTAAACTAAATCCTGTAAAGTTTAAGTTGTATGCCCCATTATTACTTTGTAATAGTGGTTGGCTTCTAAATTGATATACTGGAGTTGGTGTGGGTGTTGGAGTAGAAGTAGATGTTTGTGTGGTAGTATTGGTAGGAGTATTTGTTGGTGTCTTTGTCGTAGTATTAGTTGGTGTGTTTGTCGGAGTTCGAGTTGGTGTTGTAGTAGGACAAACCTCAGGATAAGAAATGAAGAAACCATTGCCACCAGTCCCAACAGGATATCTTACATTACTTATTGTGGTTAAAGTCAAATCAATAAGTGGAGTGCTTCCTAATGGTAATAATCCAATAGCATAATTATCTGTTCTACTCGTTCCATCATAAATAGAAATAATACCAGGAGTAGTTGCTTCTGCAAATATTGTATAATAATTTGTTCCATCAAATCGTCCATAAGCAACCCCATAATTACCATTTATATCTGGTGTATCAAACGTCCAAGTATTAGGTATTTGACTATAATAAACATAATTGAAACTCCCACCAGACCAAGAATATAACCTACTATAAGTTCCTGTGAAACCACTAAACTGATTTGGTGTTGTTTGACTTAGAATAAGTTGTTCAGGACATACTGGATTTGAAGTTGGTGTTTGAGTAGGAGTAGGGCACACAGTCCCAGTCGGCGAAATTGTCGGTGTATTTGATGGCGTATTACTTGGTGTTGGAGAAACTCTTAATCTATAAATTGTCATTTACAATAAATATAATTTTTCTTTATTTCGTTTGTATCATTAAATTAACAAGGGGTACTTAGTGTGGTAATAAATCCACTATTATCTACTTGTATAGCAATTCCTGAGTTCGGCGCTGAAACACTTTTGTAAAACTTGTTATTACCAGCAAGAACGTTAGTTAAAGCAACATTTGTATAAATTACTTTACCATCATCAAATACATCTTGGAATGTTGTAGGACATCCACCAAAATTACTGAAATATACTGTTAAAGGTGTTCCTGTTCCATTACAAGCGTCAGTTGCAGTATCCCATCCTTGTGTGCCAGGTGATTGTGATACATCAAAATAAATTATCAAACTACAAGGTGTAGCTGACGGGCTAATAGTTTGAGTTGGTGTATTTGTTTGACTTGGTGTATTAGTTGGTGTGGATGTATTCGTAGGTGTTTGAGTAGGTGTTGCAGGATTTGTGCTTGTTGGTGTATTTGTTGGCGTAGGGGAAGTTCCAGGACAAGAAGTACCCGTTGGAGTAAAACTCGGTGTTATAGACGGAGTTAAACTTATTGTTGGAGTAATGCTCGGAGTTGGTGTAGGAGTGTATCTAAATGCCATATCTTAACTATTTTAACAAGGTGTTCCTGATGTTATTACTGTAAATACCGCTTCATCTCCATAAGGGAAACCAGGTTGAACGGTTCCTTGTTGGATACAACTGCTTATTGTATTACTTCCTGTTGTTCCAAAATATTCCCAAGTCAAAGTTCCACCACACAAGTTGTATCTCACCCAACCTGGTACTGTTATGTCCAAAGTCGTATTCACTCTACACAATACTGATGGAGTTGCACTCGGTGTTGGTGTAGGTATATTTTGCGTCTTTGTTGGTGTTGGCGTAGGTGTGGAAGTTCTTGTTGGACTTGGTGATAAGAATGGTGTATTGGTAGGTGTTGGTGTTGGTAATGGTGTTGAAGTAGTACAAGCACTAAATCCTGATAAACAATAAGTTAATCCTGTTGTTCCAAAACTTGAATATAAACCACAAATAGTAATTGCACTAGATGGGTTCAAAGTCCAACTACCATCAGTTCCATTACAATACTTGAATGTAAATGTTTGAGGTACTATATCATTATTTGTGATAGTCATAGAAACACAATCACCAGTATATGGTGTTGTAATCTCATCTCTTACTTGTAGTTCAAAGTGAGGTGTCGTATCAGAACAATTATCATAACAAACATAATCCCAATAGATGTAATAACTTCTTGTCTCTGTTCTATATGTTGAGAAAAATGGTACTGTGTAAGTGTATCCTTCGTTATACTCTGTTCTTAGAACCTTGTATCTTTTGTTTATAGGTACAATTGGACTTTCTGTTGTATAACCAACTGTAATATCTACAAACAGACCTTCAAACGCCCATATTGGATACATGATGTCTGTGTGTGTATGGATTATATCACAAGAGTTTTCACAAGATATTAGGTCATAAAATCTTATTGGACTTGGGGTATAATCTCTTGTTAGTTTGACCAATTCAACATTACATAAACCAGGTCTTAATAATGATAATCCTGAAATCTTATTTATACGGAACTTTGCATTTTTAATAATAATAGTTTCATTATAGTATAAGTTTGCAACCTCCCAAGGCGTAAGATACATTTGGACTTGATATATCTTATTTTCATCACTAGTCAAGTCATCAATATAATCTTTATAGTATCGGTCATATTGGTTTTCTAATGTTGGATAAACTAACTCATCTTCTGTAAATGTATTACTACTATCATAGATGGTATAATGTGAGAAATCCTTTAATGCAAATGGATATGTAGTTAATCGGTTATAGTTAAGAAATGTCCCTGACGCTCTAAAACCAGTATTTGTAAATGGAACGTTTGACCCCGCATATCTGTAGAAGAACGCATTAGTATTGGTATTTCCTGTTGGTATTGAAACCGACTTAAATGTCTGTCTTGGTATTGAACGGAATGGTCTATATTCAAAAGTAGATATACCATTATTGTTGTCTTCTTTAGTGATAAAATAACAAGGTAAAGCAATATTAGTATTACCAGTTGCGTTCAAGTAATAATCGGTGTTCTGTCCTAATGTTTGTGTTAGGTCTGTTGTTTTGTTTTTGTAATCTATATTTAGGTCAATAGTGTTTTGACCGAATATCTTGTTTGACCTCTTTGTATATTCTGTATTGATGTAATCCTTATCGGCTTTGTTTGCCGCAAAGATAGTTCCATTTATTAAATTGGTTGTTGGATACAGATTTTGTGTTGCATCATAATTGACTTTCTCCGTCCAATCCAAAGTTTCCCCCTTACCAATATAATCAATCATAGGTTCAACTATAAGAGTTTTTGGTTTGACTGGATGTTCTACAACAACAAGGTTGAATGTTCTATTTACGTTCTGTATAAAGTCAATTTGTTTTTGGTCGCAAGCCATTTCCTTATACAACTCTATTGTGAAGGGGAGAACGACAGGGGAGTTAGTAATTTCAAATGCCGCACCGACTACAACAAATGGTAATGCGTTTTTTGTATAAGTCAAAAAGTATAAATCAGTTCCATAAATAGAACCTTCTGAAATTGTTGTTCCTGTCATGTAGAACTCTTCAGTTTGACCAGTGAATGGATTTGTACTGAAGTAATCACTACTTTGAACTAATGTTGCTAACAAAGGGGAAGTATTCTGTCTATACTTCCATAGTTGTAATTTTCCGTATGCAAATGGAGTACCTGGGCCTGTATTTTGGATAAAAATACTAGCCTTGTAAGAAAAAGGAAGCCCGTTGCTTAATGGTAAAGCAAACATATAGTTTTCTAATTCATTCTGAGACAAAGTAGTACCAGAATACTCGCTATATTCAAGAGGATTAAAGTCAAAGTTCTCTTCAACTATATCTTTTGTTTTGAACCAATTGACATTACTAACAACCCCTGTTGAAAAGTTTTTAACTGACCGAGCATACGAGTTTGTTTCACCCGTTTGATTTAACCACTTATATTTGTAGGGTTGTGCTTGAGCCATATAGGGTTGTTCAGTATTGAACGACAGAGGTATGTAATATCTACCAAAGTAATCGGTTTCAAAAAACTCGCTCTCTAAATAATAACCAGCCTGATTAACTATAAGTTCATATAATGTTCTTGTCCTAACTGAAGGAATGAGATACGAAGATATGAGCGGGGTTCCTGAAAAGTCAAAAAATCCTGTAATACCTGAGAAATCTAATAGAGGTGTATTTGCAACATTTATGTCTCTGATGTCTCTATAAGTTGAACCAGTATAATCATAACCCCTCTGTCCTAAAATATATTGGACATCACCTGTGTTGATTGGGGTGATGGTTTGTGGAAATGTTGTATTAACAAGATTGTATGAATATACATTATGTAATGATGTATCAAGGAATAAACTTGTTGCAACATCAGGGTCATAAAGTGAATGATTTAATGGGGTTGTATCAACATTACATAAGGCTTTGTCTCCTATGTTCGCCACAAGGTCTCCCACAGCAGAATAGAAGGTGATGGAATATACCTTTTCAATTTTGTTGATGGATACACTATTTAACCTAACATATCCATTATAGATTTCATAACCATCATATATTAGGTCAGCCTCAAACTTTTGTTTGGGGTTCCAATCTGTGAATACTTGGTTTATATCAAAGAAGTAGTTGAATATGTAGTTATTGTTTTTTGAACCAGGAACTTTGAACTCTTTTGTGAAAGCACTATTCTTTTTGGTAATGTCTTGTATCTCAGCGAAGGAAACCTCCATATCAATTTCTTCATTACCATAAAGTTCAATAAACTCTTGGTTTCCATCTACATAGGTTCTTATTTGTAATCCCATATTTTATCCTTGTGTTCTATAACGTTTCACATTAGCATATTTCAAATCAAAAGTGTATTGAAATATTTTTTGATATTGTCTTTGGAACTTTTTGAGTTCCTTATTCTCCAATACAACTGGTAAGAGGTATTGGTATTGTCTTATTTCGCCAAGACAGGACTGGCAATTCTCTATATCTGGTTGAGAGCAAGGGTCAATTCTTTCTGTTGTTCCTTCTATAACATATATCTCTGGTGAGTTGAATATCTCCTCCACAATAACTGTGTCTTCATCAGTCATAAAGTTAGACATACATTCAATAGTATAATTAGCATCTTGGTCGTAAATGGTTGTGCCCCTTTGATAAGCCCCCCTTGAATACCAAGATTTATCTAATGAACTTTCTTGTCTATATTGTTTTCTATCAACCTGAAATGTCTTAGTGGATTTTTTACCAAATGTATAAGTGTCCCACATACCCCTTCCATTAAGGAACAAAAGATGTATAGGATTATTTATACAATCAGGATCTTCCATGTAGAACTCAAGTATCTCACTCGTTCTTGCCGAGAAGTTCATATCACTACCCGATGTTAGATAGAAACATAATTTCTGTGCGTCTTGTGGTATTACATTAGTTCCTGTTTGTGTAATGTTCCACGGCATATAGAATACAGCCTGTTTCCAAATATCATAGTTATTAACTAATGTAGAATTGTTTGCTGTATATGCTGAATAAGTATAATTCTGTCCTTGAAAGTCAGATCCACGAACTACCACTCTTGTAGTTTGATTATTGAAATAGTCATTTTGTCCGTCAAGGAATGAAATGATTATAGGACAATCTGGATGATGTTGTCTTCTACGAACTCTTTGTGATACATAACCATCTTGTGATATTGTCTTATATTCTCTACCTGCGGCATTCAATAACTCACGAGGCCCACAAGTTGTATCATCACCTGGTTGATAGATGTGTCTAAACAAATCATAATAATACCATGACTGATTATCTACTTGGAAAAAGTTAGGGGATTGTGTATAACCCACCCCTAATGTAGCCCCTGATAAATAAGGTGATGGAATAAGTTTATTATCCACACCAGGAAATATATTGACTGCTGGTGGTTGGTAAGATGCCAACAAATCCATATCTATCACAATAGCAGATATGTTTGGGTCTTCATATTCACAACCAACTTTTATTTGGTATTGTTCTGCGTGCCATAAAACAGGAACAGTAGCACTCAAATTATCACCATTATATGTATTGAAAGCGTTTAATGTTCTTGTGTCTTTAGCATCACTCATAGTCAATATAGAGTTTTCTTCAGCCACAAAGTTCAAATATGGATATGTTGTTCCTGAGAAACGAGGATTAACTTTGAGAAATGTTCTTACAATTTCTTCCAACTCAACAATAGCCCTACCATAAGAGTTTGGACGAACCTTTAATCTTGCAGTAGGTTGTGGTGTTCCTGAAAAGTTTATACTATCAGGTCTAAAATATATCTCTATTACAAACTTAAAGTTTTGTAATGTGTATCCTGTGGAGGAAAGTGTATAGATATGCTCACCATTACTAGGGGTAATAGTTAGTGGTGATTGTTCTACATTTATTATTACGCTCATATTATTTAATTGGTTCTTGAATTATCTTGGTTAGGAAGTTTTGAAGGTCAATACCAAGTTGTGCCGCAGGCCCATTAGGACTATTAAATGCGTCAATCAAAGTATCAAAACTATCATCATAGAAATTGGTTGGTTGAATACCAAACTGCTTAATTGATTTGGATATAGCAAATGCAGCACCTTTAATGTTGAACTTCTTGAACCTACCTTTTGGGTCTCTATTCATACCCTTAGTTCGCATCCAAGCCATCAGAGGTTTCAAAGGAACATATTGACCTGGCTGTCTTCCGTCATTTACATATCTCCAATAATCAAGCATGTTAATCTTCATCTTATTGGTGCCTTCGTCAAAGGATACATTTATGGAGTTGTATAATGCCCCCGTCTTTTGTCTCATATTTCTTCTTCCTGATGCAGATTTTTGACCGAAGAAACCTGGTGCGTATGGAAAGGGTTTTGCTAAGTTTTCCTTGAGTGATTTTTCAAACATGGCAGCAAGTTCTGCCATAGCCTCTTGGTAGTTAGGTTGTGGTATTTGTTGAAATGAATAATATTGATAATTACTCGCTTGTTCCATCACTATTATTATCACAAGGGGGGAATGTCGCATATGGTGCGATACATCTGTTTATTGCGTCAGGAACTCTTAGTTTGATATTACCAGTCCAACCATTTACATAGTCGTCGTATGCCTCACCAAATGGGGTCATATCTATTGGGTAGTCAATATCAAGATTACAATAACATTCCATTCCTGTTGCGTATTTTAATTGGGCTATAACATCTTTGAGAATGTCTAGTGTATCACTATATGTATCCAACTCATTATCAAAGTTTTTGGTATTCTGTATATCCATAATCAAGATACTAAAATCATAGGTAGTTTCTCTACCATCAGTTTTTGCTCCATTAGGAATAACCCACATAGCAGGATAGAATGGGGCTTGATTACCTGTGTTCTCCTGTTTCAATCTCATCTCTGTTTGATAGATGAGTTGTTCCACATCACCAAATCCCCATGATTGTATTTGTTCGTGATAATCTGCTAATTGTCTTAGCAAATCCATTATCTTCTTGAAATTATAATATCCTACGCTATTCGCCACTTTTCTTATATTTTTTTCTGTTATTTATTTGGGTTTGTTTGTCCGCCCAACGACAATTAGAAGGTTCATAATTACCATCACTATCAATTCTATCTATTGAATAACCTTCAGGCATATTCCCCATATCATCTAAAAAATTAGTGAATGAGTTTTTCCATCTATCACAAACAAGAATACCTCTACCACCATAATACTTGTTATTCACATCTTTACATCTTGCTTTCACTGCCTTCCAAATAACATATTCAGGAGTGTTAGTTCGTTGATGACTTTTATTTTGATTACTTATTCTTTCGTCATTTAGACAACCACAACTTCTACTATTACCTTTAAGTATTGATTGTAGATTTACTAATTTCTCAATACCACATTCACATTTAGCAATAACATATCTTCTACCCGATATAGATGATTTCTCTTCTTGAATAGTCCATCTATCAAACTTACTACCCATTTCAATTTCTAATCGTTTCATATTATCTTTGTTTCATTTGTTGTTGTATCTTCTGAGCCTCACGTCTTCTGATGTCGTTTATATCCTTCGTATATGATAAATAGTTGAGAACAAACACTAACGGATATTTAGTAATTTCTTCAATTTTTGTAATATCTTCGTTCGCCAAGGATACAAGAGTAGCGAACCAACCCCAAAACTTATCAAAGGAATAAACTTCACGAGTATCCAAATCATCTTTGCCATCAACTTCAACTGCAGCCCGAAAGAGCCCCGAAAATTGCCTTGCAAGGTTTTGTCTAAATGAAAAAAAAAATTGGTAGAACCACGAACATAACGGACGGGGAGTTTCTTAAACTCCTCTGCTTTAAGTTGTAATTCCTTTGAATTATACGGTTTGTAGTTTCCTTTCTCATCTACTTCTCTGTATAACATAGCCATCAATAATGGCATCTCTCTTTTCTTTTCGTGTTCTTCTTTTGATAGGTATGTATCAATATCTATAAACTCACCAAAGGTTAGATTTGGTAAATCTAAAAATCTGTATTTTTTGTTGTTAAAGTCAAACTCATTATAGAACTTATCCCCACTCTCATTTAGGAATGCTGAAATCTCATTTGATACTTTCAATACTTCTAAGTAATCACTATTCTCAATTTCTTCTTCTGTTAATCCTGTGGTGAATGATAATAACTTCACACAGAACTCACGCTCATCAGTCCATTCTTGTAATAAAGTAAGTTTAGACCACATTTCAACTGTGGGTTCATCAATCTGGTATTGTTTGTTTTGGTAGTTAAACTTCATCATATAAAAATATCTTTATTGTTTTTTTTATTCATAACTTATCTAATAACATAGGTTCCATAAGTTGCTTTTTTCTTGAAGGAATGATATGATAATGCTAGTGCTATTACTGTGTCGTCGTGGAACCCATTAGGAGACCCGTATTTGACTTTTCTTGACTTAGGTGAGTATTCATATGTAAAAACGGAAAGTTCTTTGTAAAGGTCTGTATTGAGGTCTGGTGAGGGGAGTTTAATTTTGGTCTCATTCATACCCATAATCAAATCTTCAATCAGGTTTTGCTTACTATCATTACTGGTTATGAATGGTTGAACTGAGGGGTATTGTTTTTTGATTTGTTCGTATAGAACATCACCAATACTATTAACTTCTGCAAAACATACTGGTCTCCATTTCTTCAACTTATTAACAACCTCACTAATGATGATGTCCCAACTCTTTTGTCTTTCTCTATAAAAATCAACCATATCCCCATCCCCATTTAATATAGTCAAAACCGTATAGTCATTTTGACGACCAAAGTCCAAACCAGCATAATACTTTTTGGAAGGGTCATAGATAGGGTAATTATTCAATACACAACTATTTTTCAAGGAACCGAATACTTCACCACCATCATCTATGAACTCTGCTAATATCTCTTGTTTATAGATTGTTTCAGGTAGGGACAACTTTGCTTCTTCCAACTCTTCAGGTGTAATGAATGGTGTGTCAAATGATGTAGCAAAAAATGTTTTGTATGTGGGGTATTCATCACTCATACCCCTGAGTGCTACTTGATGAAACCAGTTCTTACCTTTTGGTGTAGATATGAATAATACCTTCTTACCTTGAACCAATACTGTCGGTCTTAATACTTCCATCCAAACATTATCTTTAATGTATGCCGCTTCATCAATAACAAGATAGGTCAAAGTATAACCTCTCAAAGTGTCTTCTCTCTCACCACTCCTAAAATACATCACAGACCCGTTGATGAATGTGATGGTTAGTTCTGACTTATTGACAGATTTTGTAAGTCCTGTTCCTGCGATTGTATTGGTTAGTTCTGTGAATACCTTTTTTGCTTGTGAATAAACTGGTGAGACCCACATAGATACTGAACCATTATCTTCTAAAGCCCATTTCAATAGTAAGTTCATAGCAGTAAATGATTTCCCTGATTGTCTCCCAAAACAACCGACTATGTATTTGATGTTCTTTGATAAACAAGCATCAATAATCTCCTTCTGTTTAATGGTAGGGGTGAAACCTTGAACTGTTAATTGTTTAATCATTACAATATATTATTTATTCACTAGGTTCCCCAAAGTTTAGTTTGATTGAGGTTCCTGTAATATGCACTTTCTCAGGTTCATTTAATCCTTGTAATTTAGCCAAGTCATTTAATGCTTGTCTTGCGTTTGTATAATCATTAGACATTAACGCCTGTTCGTATATGTCCCAATATTTCTGTGTGTGTTTCAATACAAGTTTGTCTTTTTCAAGTTCAAACTTTTTCTTGAGTAATACCCATACTTTACCCCAATATTCGTTTGCCTGTGATCTAGACATATTTGCTGTATCATTACAATATTTCACAAACTCACCATAGGATAAATGGTTTTCTAATATCTCTCTTGCTGCGTTGTTGATAAATGTTCTTTTTTCAACATCAGTCATTCTTTTTGCGTATGAACCCTTTGGTCTCCCCGCTGGTCGTGGAGGGATTGGTGTTAAAGGTAGTTCATCATCAGGAATTATTATGTCCGTCATTCGTTGTTATTTTTATTTCTGTCTGTTTATTTTGTTCTTGGTAATATCTTTCTTTTGCTTCATCATAAATCTTTTTCTTCAACATCTCAAACTCCCAGATCTTACCTTTCATCTTTTCATTTCTTGCTTTAATCCTTTTGTTGTGGGCAACTCTGCCTCCTCTTACTTTACTTCGTGGCATATTCTTCGTATTTCCATAGTTTATTTTTTACAATTCTTAGTATCACAGCATAACCTACACCGAACATTTTTGCTAATGTTTTGCTATTATATTTTTTTGATTTATATTCATAATTTTTTCTTATGAAATCAACATCTTCTTTTTTCAATTTACTCATATGTGATTTTTCACCTGATGGTATTAAACCTGTTTTATATGCATGTGTAATATTTCCACTATGAGAAACCCATTCTAAATTATCAACTCTATTGTCAGTTTTAATACCGTTGATATGATTTACTTGTTGAAGATTATTTGGATTAGAGATATAACATTCTGCAACTAATCTATGAACTCTATAGTATGTTCTATTTCCATCCTGGCAAAAACCAATTTTATTATATCCATCTTTTCCTATTGGGGAAACCAACTTTCTAAATCCTTTCTTACGTTTGCTAAAGACCTCACCATTATCTGTTATGTAATAGTTTGTGTTTCTAAATTGTTTCATAACTTATTTCATTATATTTTATTTATTATCTCCCTTGACCGACATAACGTTTAGGTTTTTGGTCTTTACCACTAAACTTCTTTCTTGCCCGACCTTTCTTCTTTTTATTGAGTAGGATTTTTCTATCAGTATTACTAGTTTTTTTTGCCATCTATAAGTTTTTTATTAGTTAGGGTAATTTTTATTATTCTATAAATTAAAAATAATCTCAGTATCCTATAAATAAATATGGGGAAATTGTAAAAAAATTACAACTCCCCCATATTACAATATTAAAAAAAAAATAAGTGTCTAAACTATATCCCCATTTATCAGGGCTGTATATCTCTTTTCTAAACTCTTACATATGTTGTAAAAACATTTGCCACAACCAGGTCTTTTATTTTGTTTCAATTCTCTATTGTAAAATCCATAAATGTAATTTATTTCATCTCTTGATAGACCATACTTTTTAATCAAGGTCATTACACTATCCCATTCCTTTCTTGTTGAAAGTCCAAATGATAGTTCAACTTCTTTTTCTTTTTCACATTCCTCACAATCCATTTCTTTATCTTGAAAAGATAATTCTTCTTTCAAGTTCTCTTCTATTTGCTTCACAGGTTGTTCTTCCATATTCATAATTCCATGTTTTTTTATTCTTTATTTTGGTTATATGACTTCTTGATACACCAAACATTTCTGCTATTTCCCTGTCATATAGTGTTGTGTTTTCTAATAAATCTTTGATGAGTGCAACATCATCTGGATTTAATTTTATTTGTCCCATATATTATTTTATTTAGATATTTTTTACTATGTTCCATATTGTTGAATGGCTCACTTCATACTCAAACGCTAATCTTATTATGGAATATCCATTTGGATTATATTTTAATTTTATTTGTTCTATTTGACTTGGGGTCAATTTTCTTCTTTCAAAACGACTAATCCATTTTAGATTATCTAATGAGTTATTGGTTAGGTTTCCATCTATATGATTTACACAACATTTATTATTAGGATTTGGAATATACTTTTCTGCTAAATAACGATGTAGATATATTACTTTTCCATTTTGTCTAAAAACTTCGTATCCATCTTTTCTTGTTGTTATTTTTCCCATTCTTCATTCCATTTTTTATTTACCCACATCTTCATTTCTTTGATTGTATGTCTTATTGAATAACGTGGTATTTTTGTTTTTTTATGTATTGGTTCTATTTTTTTGTATTCAATATACATTCTAAATAAACCCACATTATACCAGTTGTCAGGATTGTTTATTAGTTCCTGTTCAAGTAAGATATTCAACCATTCAATACTTGGTGTATCATAATAAGGTTGGTCTTCCTCATCTGGTATATCTTTGAGTTCTTGGTTCAACATTCTGTATGTCCTTTGGAACTTTGAGTTATTTGAATAGAACTGATTGGTTATTGCTCTTGTTAGGAAATACATTTGTTCTTCTTTGGTCTGTAAGTTATTCCACTTCACATTTGTTTGAAGTTGAATAAGAACATCATGTAGAAGATCTATATGTCTCTCATCACCCTTTGTTATTCGCTTTGCGAGTTGGAGGTATTGCTTGTATCTTCTTGTATCCATAGATGTTCCCAACTACCTCTTTTTATGGTAGTGTATAGATAATTGTTTGGAATACCATATTCAATTGAGAGTTTCCATACTGTCTTTTCTTTTGTTTTGTATGCTTTCATGATCTCTCTTTTCTTAGTATCATCCAAATTATACTTGTTTATCTTCATACCATAATTATCTCGGTTCTTACAATTTTCTATGTT